TGACTACTTAAATGAATGTTTCAATTGACACAATAATACTAGCCGCAATTATATCTAGTTTAATCGGCCCGGCTATAGTAAAAATATTAGATTATATACTGTTTAAATGGAAAAAACGTAATGCTGATCAACAAAAGAAATTAGCTAAAGATCCATTAGAAGAAGCAATACAAAATTCAGAAGTTATAAATGCTTATTTACATAACTTAATAACAGACTTTGGTTTTGATAGAGGATGGGTGTCAATGTTTCATAATGGTGGTCATTATTATCCTACAGGTAAATCAATACAAAAGTTTAGTACATTTTATGAGGTATGCGGGCCTGGTATAGCTACTATACAGAACCAATTTATGAATATACCAGTAAGCTTATTCTCAAAAAGTATAGGTGAAGTTTATAAGCACGGAAAATTAATAGCATCAATTGACGGCGATAATAAGTATGATCTAGAATCTGCAATGTTAGCAACAGGATCATTAACAACATATTTATTTGCATTAAAAAACTTAGAAGGTAAGTTTTTCGGTATAATAGGATTTGATTTAATAAAAGACGTAGAAGAAATATCGCAAGAAGACTTATTACTATTACAAACACAGATAAATACATTATCAGGATATATATTCGAATATTTACACATAAAACAATAATATGGCAGACCTCATATCGCAACAACTAGAAAAAGCATCTGAAGATTTAAGAGTAGCTATGGCTAAACATGCTAAAGTTAATATAGAACTACAAAAACTAAAAAGTCAGTTCATATCGCAAACAAATCCAGTAACAAAAGAAAAAATAAAGCCTAGATTAATAGCTTTAAATAAAGCAGAAAAACTTGCAAAGGCAGTATTGGATAGAGCAGAGCTTAACTTTCAAGATATATTACGAACTGAACCTGCCGATGTTGTTGATTTATTAGACCATAAACTAAAAGAACATTATCTTAGACTATTGATTCGAAAAAAGATAACTGAACAAATCAATAAGTAATGGACACTAGAATAAAAGAAAATACTGTTCATATAAATGAAAAAAATTGGACTACTTTCGAAAGATTAGCAAAAGCCAATAATATTCTATATGATGCAACAATATCTAAACTATATAAAGGATATACCGAAGTAGAATTTTATTCTACAAATGATTATAGTAAAATGAAAACGCTTATGAATAAAAATAATGTTTTTTATAAAGACAGATTCAACGAAGCGCTAAGAAACTATATAAGAAATATAATAAACGAGTTTAAGTTTTAATATTTAAACTATTTTTATATTTATTAATAAAGTATATGGCATTAGTCCCACAAACATTACAAGTACAGATATATAACGCATTTTTAAAAGCATTTAATAATAAGGTTGCGACCCCGGAAACATGTGCATTACAAATATCTAATGACTTAGCATTAGCAATAGACATATATATTAAATCGCAAACAATAATAGTCCCACCAGGACAATCAGTATTAGCGCCACCGCCAGCCGGAACAGGTACAACAGTATCACCATCCGCACCTGCACAAATATCTTAATGTTATGAGCGATAAATACAAAGAAATAATTAAACAAGAGTATAGGAAATGTTTTCAAGATCCTATATACTTTATGAAGAAGTATTGTGTGATTCAACATCCACAAAAAGGTAAAATCAACTTTAACTTATACCCATATCAGGAAGATTGTTTACGAGACTTTAACACATATGATTACAATATTATATTGAAATCAAGACAGCTAGGTATATCAACCTTATGTGCTGCTTATTCGTTATGGTATATGACATTTTATGGAGATAAAAATATAATGGTACTTGCAACTAAACAAGAAGTAGCTAAAAATCTAGTAACTAAAGTTAGAGTAATGTATCAGAATTTACCTAGTTGGATAAAAGTACCTTCTGTAGAAGATAATAAATTAAGTCTTAGATTTAAAAATGGTTCACAAATAAAAGCTACAACAACAAATAGTGATGCAGGTCGTTCTGAATCATTATCGATGCTTGTTGTAGATGAATGTGTATCTGGCACGACACATATTAAGGTTCGTAATAAAAAAACAGGCGAGATTAAACATATACAAATATCAGAGTTATATAACGAATTGAAAAACTGATATTGTGTATATTTATATGTATAATAGATGCTATATGGACAATAAAGAAATATTATCTAAAATTTATATAAATGGTAGCCTACATCATGACGTACTACAAACTACGTTTTTTAAAAAGCGTAATATAGAAAATGTATATCAAGCTATATTAGATAACACATCATTTTTAAATGATTATGATCCTAGTTTACGAGAACGAATATATTATATAGAACATGATTATAATGATGTACAACGATGCCCATATTGTAACACCAATAAACTTAAGTTTAATGGTAAGTATAATCCATTTAGTAAGACATGTTTACAAAAAGAATGTGTCACTAAACATAGAAATATAGTGGCTATCGAAAAGTGGTCACGTAGTACAAAACGAATTCAATATATGGAAGATATTTGTAATGGGTGTGGTACTACGTATAAAAAGGCAAAGAATTCAATTAAACGATATTGTACTCAAAAGTGTTGGACATTAAACGGTGATTATGTACATTCAGAAGTGACAAAACAAAAGATTAGAAATACTAATAGTGTTGTTCATAGTAGTATAGAATTCAAAGAAAAACATAAACAGACATATCTTAATGCAAGACATAAACAGTCTGAGACTATGAAACGTAAAATAGCAAATGGGGAGTTTACGCCATGCATTACAAATTCATGGACTAGATGGAAAGCACAATTAAATATTAACGGCACAATAAAAAAGTTTAGGAGTATGTGGGAAGCTGCATTCTACTCATTAAATACACATTTACAATACGAAGTTACCAGGATACCATATATAATCGATAACAATTCGCATACATATATAGTTGATTTTACTGATAATACTAATAAAATATTATATGAGATAAAACCAAAATCGTTAGTAGAACACCCCCGAAATATTGTTAAACAAACAGCAGCTCAAAACTGGTGTAAAAATATGGGATATTCGTATGTAGTTATCGATGATGATTGGTACATTAGTAACTTTGATAGATTTGATTTGACAAAACATCCTGAACTTACAACTGTAATTAATTCTATATGCAAAAAGAAATAGTACATAATAGTGATTGGGAGATATTAACACCATCAGGGTGGTCAGATTTTATAGGCGTATCAAAGACTACTAAAAATGTAATGTTTACAATAACTTTTGATGATGGTACAACACTACAATGTAGCGAATGGCATTTATTAAAATACCCAAATGGTGAATTTTTAGACGCATGTCATGTATTATCGGGCGATATTTTATTTGGGGGTAAAGTTGTAACATCGGTTACGTATGAATTAGGTGAATTTGAATTATATGATGCAATGGAAGTTGAATTAGATAATGAATATTTTACCAATGATGTCGTAAGTCACAACTGCGCGTTTATCGACAATATAGATACGGTATGGGCAGCAGCTCAACAAACACTTGCTACAGGAGGAAAAGCAATTTTATTATCATCACCTAATGGTACCGGCAACTTTTTTCATAAAACATGGGAGGACGCAGAGAATAATCCTAAAAGTAGATTTCATCATATTCGATTACCATGGACAGTACATCCAGAAAGAGATCAAGCTTGGAGAGAAAAACAAGATGAATTATTAGGGCCAAGAATGGCTTCGCAAGAATGTTTGGATGGCGATTGTTTAGTTACGGTATATGATACAATAACTGATGAAGTTAAGGAAATGACATTATTTCAGCTATATAAAGAAAATAGAAATGTTAACCTGTAAAGTTTGTAATACATATACCGCAAAACAATTGTTTCAACACTTACATAGTGTGCATGATATGTCTATTGCTGAATATAGAGATTTATACGGTAAGCATGAAGTAGTACAAATGGGGTTTAATCCTAAGACTAGTACATTATATAAAACTTCTGATCAAATACTATCTAATCGTGTAAAGGGTGGGTATTCTAAAATATATAATAAATTAGATAATGTTTCTACATATGATTTAAGTAAAACTATTGAATTGCTAAAACATAATGATTTATATACTAGATATATAGGAAAATCAAAATACCGTACTATGATAAATGATGATTCTAAATTATATAAATCAGTAATACATCATACTAGCAATTTAGATAAACATTTTAAACGAGTATCATTTACTAATCGTATAGAATATTTAATATCTGATTTAGATGATTCATACATAATGTGTTCATGTAAGCAAGAACATACTTTTAATAAATACTGCAATAAATGTCCCGACAGACCCGGGAGTCGAACTGCCCAAGGTAAAACTGTATCTGATGAGACTAGAAAGCGAATACGAATAAGTACATTGAATTACATATCTAAGATGAAATCAAAACGAATAATGCCTAGATATAATGTTAATTCAATATCTATAATTGAGGAATATGGAATTACTAACGGATATTCATTCATACATGCAGAGAATGTTGGTGAATATCATATTAAAGAATTGGGATACTTCTTAGATGCATACGATCCTATAAAAAATGTAGTTTTAGAGATTGATGAATCGCATCATTATGATAAAGATGGGCAGTTAATAGAAAAAGATGTTAGGAGACAAAAAGAAATTGAGGATTATTTACAATGCAAATTTATTCGTATACGTATATGATACAAAACAGATATAAAATTTTAACGCCGAATGGATTTGAAGATTTTGACGGCGTGCAAAAAATAACTCATACTGGATATGTATTGGTTAAATTAAGTAATGGCGTAGAAATTAAATGTTCTAAAAATCATGCGTTTATATTAGATGACAGAGAAATATTTGCACATGAGTTATATGAAGGATGTGAAATAGATACAACCACATCGGAATCCGTATATGTCATATCAATATCATATATAAACGAAATAATTGATTTATTTGATATATTAAATGTAGATTCACATAAATTCATAGTTAATGGTTTAGTGTCACATAATTGTGATGCCGATTTCATTTCATCAGGAAATACATTACTAGATCCAGACTTATTATCCTGGTATGAAAATACAACAGTACAAGAACCTGTTGAGAAACGAGGGTTTGACGGTAATTTATGGATATGGGAGTATCCAAATTACTCTAGACAGTATGTGGTTAGCGCTGACGTTGCAAGAGGCGATGGTGGGGACTATTCAGCATTCCATATAATAGATGTAGAAACCTTAACACAGGTTGCTGAATATAAAGGACAAATAGGTACTAAAGAATTTGGACATATGTTAATGTCAGTTGCTACAGAATATAATAAAGCGTTATTAGTAGTAGAAAATGCTAACGTAGGATGGGCAGCATTACAACCAATTATAGAATCAGGATACGAAAATCTATTCTATGCAGCAAACGATTTATCTATAATGGATATACAAGCACAAATAGCTAAGGGATATGATCTAAAGGATAAGTATAATATGAAACCTGGATTTAGTACTACAAGCAGGACTAGACCACTATTAATATCAAAACTAGATACTGTAGCAAGAGAGCGATGTATTATAATTAGAAGTAAGAGACTAATGTCAGAACTTAGAGTATTTATATGGAAAGGTGATAGAGCCGAAGCTCAATCTGGATATAACGATGATTTAGTTATGTCATTTTGTATAGGACTATGGGTACGAGATACAGCGTTTAAACTGATACAACAAGGTTTGGATTTAACTAAACGAGCATTAGGTCATATTCATAAATCTGGTGAAACATCAATATATTCACCAGGTATCGTTAGACAAACAGGATGGTCAATGTCAAATGGAAAGGGTAGTGAAGAAAGTTTAACCTGGTTAATTTGATTATTGATATTTATTTAATATATTAATGTATGGCAGAAAAAGATTTATACTCAAGATTAAAACGAATATTCAGCAATAATGTTATTGTTAGACGAATCGGTAAAGATGCAATTAAAGTTGTAGATAATGATGCGCTACAATCATCAGGCAATATAAATATAAGTAGATATATAGACAGGTTTACTCGTTTACATGGAGTAAAATCACAACTATCTACTTATAACAACAATTATAACTATTATAGTTCAAAAACAGAATTATATACCGATTATGAGGTAATGGATACAGATTCCATTATTAATAGTGCTCTCGACATTTACGCAGATGAAACAGTAATGAAAGATGAG